TTCCTAGAAAGAAGAAACCAAAGTTAGTTCGCCAAGATGCGGATTTAGTAAGCAAGCGACTTTCGTCTTGCGGTTGTCCTATAGACACTATGTGTAGTTGTGGTATTTAACCTCTAAATCGTACACGGCAGTTGCCTACAAAAGTAGTATCATCATCATTGATAGCATCAGTTCCAGCTAACAAGAAGAGATTGTTGCTTTTGATTTCTGTAATAGCTCCAGTATCAGATGAGTATTCCATAGGAATCATGCATTTTTTGTAGTAATCCATGTGTCTTGTAGTATTGTTGTAAGCAGTACTAACTCCAGCTGCAGGACTCATTGTCCATTTCCATTTTTTTAATGTGACAAATCTTCCAGAGTTGGCAAGATTATTGAAGGCAGTTGCCAAATTAGTGCCTGTCAATACATCTGTTACAGCAGCAGCAGCTCCATTAGCCTGTGTATCTTGTACTAACATTAAGAAGATGTTAGTGGCAGCAGTTCCTCCAGCTCCAGGGGCATAAATTATTCTTCCTTTGATTTGAACACTGAGGATGGTACATTGTCTTCCATCCCTTCCGCTTTGAGTTTTGTCTTGCGGAATTAGTACAAGCTGTCCAGTAGCTGGAACTTCTCCTGTAGCATCAAAGGAGAAGCTTAAGGCAGTATCAAAGAATTTTTTCTCAGGAATTAATCCAGCAGATAAAGCTGCTTGGCCGTATCGTCCATAAAATCCTGATTTTCTTGCGTATCCAGCAGTAACAGGATATCCACCCTTTCTTTGTGCAGATCTGGCAGAGTAGATCCGGATGGCTTTAGACGTAGGATTACGTCCGCCAGCAATAGGACCTATAAAGCGTCTAGCTTTGTAAGATCTTGGGTTATCATCGATTATAATAGGTGAAGTCAACATCTCCGACCATCCTCGTTTAGACATCTCGAAATTCGGAACGCGTGATCACACGTGTAACCTTATTGTTCGACATGTAGCATACATCCAGCAGGAGAACTATTAGGTGGTGCGTGTAGCCTAGTGGTTAAGGTTGAGGACAAGCAACGCCAGAGAGACTTCCTCTTCGGGTTCGATCCCCGGCTTAATCACATTTTTTTTTACTTTATGCTCTGTGAGGAGGCACCCCCGGAGTCATGATGGGGGGAGGCATAGGCCGCACGGCCGCCTCCCCCCTCATAAAAACCGCAGGGAGGAGGTCCCCATGGAGTTAAACCCTCTATAAGAATTAATTAAGTACACCTTTCTAACGGCGCTTTAATATAGGGCTAGGCTTAGTATTACCCTAGCCCGTTACCCCTTACCCCCGTTACCCCATCACGTGTCCCGTCCGTGCAGCTTCAGAACTGAATCGCTGTTAGGCGGCACGTGTTATGTGGGAAATTGCGTCAGCAGTATTGGATCTCGCGATAACTGTGGTAATTGCGATCATTACCGTTAGGAATGCAGGAAAAAAGTAAGCCTGTGCTTCAGGCTAGACATTGGTGTTTGACGATTAACAATTGGACAGATGTGGAGAAAGCTCAATTTTTGGTGGCACAGCCCTTATTGGACTATTGGATCTATGGCGAAGAGATTGCTCCTGAAACTGGAACGCCGCATCTCCAGGCGTACGTTTGCTTTAAGAATCAAAAGAGGTTATCCGCTGTCAAGAAGGTCTTTCCAACAGCGCATCTTGAAGTTAAGCGTGGTACTGTTAAACAAGCTGTTGATTACTGTAAAGAAGACGGTAAGTTTACCGAATGGGGCGAAATGCCTGAAGAACAGACAAGTAAGGCTACAAGGGTATCTGCTGCTAATTGGGAAGATACCAAAGCTAAAGCCGTAGCCGGTGATTTGGAGGCCATTGATGCTGAACACTTTATCAAGTATTATCCTTCCCTCAAGCGCATTAGATCAGATTATCGTCTCAAAAGAAAGCCTGTTATTTTGGGATGGCAAGAAGGACATCCTCCTAATATCTGGTACTATGGAAAACCTGGAATTGGCAAAAGTTGCCGTGCAAGAACCGATTACCCAGATGCTTATATTAAGGCTCCTCAGAACAAATGGTGGGGAGGATATGATGACGAAAAGTTTGTTCTCATAGACGACCTCAGATTAGATCATCATTTTCAACTCTCAAATTTGATCACATGGAGTGATAGATATCCTTTTCAAGCTGAAATTAAACTAGATACTACTGGGATTATTAGACCAGAAGCTATTATCCTTACCTCAAATTTTCACCCTAATGAAATTTGGCATCTTGAAGCAGATATTGATTCGATCCTAAGAAGATTTAAGATTGTTCATATTGTTGAACTAGAAAAGTTTGATGTTCCTAGAAAGAAGAAACCAAAGTTAGTTCGCCAAGATGCGGATTTAGTAAGCAAGCGACTTTCGTCTTGCGGTTGTCCTATAGACACTATGTGTAGTTGTGGTATTTAACCTCTAAATCG